GCCACATCGCAAGGCTCCGGAACAACCGGCCCCGCAAAACCCTCGGATGGAAAACCCCGGCCGAGGCCTTCGCCGACGAACTTGCCAAATTCACCCATACCGTTGCACTTGGACCTTGAATCCGCCGATGAAGCCGCTGTTGAACAAGCGCACATCGCAGGTCCTCGATGCCGACCTCACGCTGCTTGGCTCCATGCAGATCGATGCTGCCGAAGTCCCGGTGTATTTCGCGCGGCGGCTGGAGGATGGAAAGACAATCGGGCGGCTGGATTTGGCCTTGCGGTCGCGCAACAAGGCAGGGGTCGGCATCGTGCTGGCGGCGGGTACCGACCATCCGACCTGCCTCGGACCGAACGTGGTCGTGCCCAATCTGACGAACCTGTCGCCTGACGGCGAAGAACTTGTGGTAGCCCGTGATGGCCTTGATTTGGCTTATCGCAGCAACTTGTCGCTCGCTCGGGGCGGGGCCTCCCCGCAGGTACTGAGATCGGGCAAACAATCGGCAACGCTGCACGTTCCGGGCAAAGAATCCGTGGCTTTGGTTGGCGCTGATCAGATCGCTCTCTTTGAAAGGCTGGTCGCGGCGGCAAAGGCTGGTAGTCCGGATGTGCAGGTCAAGGAACTGATGGACGGCCTCGGATCACGCAGCCCGCAGCAAGCATTCCGAGCCGACATGTGGGAAAGCCGGTTGAACGTCTACATCAGCAAGGGGGCAAAGCGCGGGTATTGGCGGCTGGTCACCACCGCGCTTGCGCTGGAAAGCGCACCCGAAGCCATAGTTGAAGAGCCCGCCTAACAACGGTCTAACATAGGCAGGGGGACGGTCTAACAAACGGCTGATTATTGGAAGTGCTCCACATAGAGGAGCACTTCCATGCCGACTCCCTTCCCCTGGCGCCAGGCCTCGCCGTCGAGCTGGCCGACCGGCGCGAACCCCAAGCCCAACACCCTGAACCCGGAATGGCGCTGCACGCGCTGTGACAAGCTGCTCGGCGTTTGCCGGGACGGCCGCATGCACCTGCGCTTTGCGCGGGGGCACGAGTATTTCGTGGGCTTCCCCGTCCAGGCGACAGGTCGCGGCTGCGGGACGCTGAATCAGGCGTCCGGCCCCTCGGGCTGACGCGCTCTCCGACCGCCAACCCCCTGAAATCGCAGAGACGCGCGACGTCCTGACCTAGCCACGAGAAGGCGCTGGACGCCTGGCCGCAAGGCAGGCGTCCAATGTCTTTCGCATGGCACGAGATCCGTGATCAAATCATGCTATTCCGCTTCCACCCTCAGCTTCCAGCGCAGCGTCGATGCCATCCGGTGCGAACACGGGCAGGTTCTGGTCTTCCGCGATCCAGCCGCCTTGCTGGATGCGCTGCATCAGAAAGCGGGCAGCCCGGATCAGAAGAACCTGATCCTCGCCGCCCTTGCCCGCGCTGCGCATTCCGATGGGCACAAGGGCGATTGCGCCCTGACGCTGATGTTGCTTGCGCTCTGGCCCGGCCTCGACGCTATCCGGCGCCGGAGCATCTGGCGCAAGGTCGGCACCAGCGATGAAATCACCGCCGACATCCTTGGCCGCACCACTGAAGCAATTCGTGGTCTGGAACTGCAGCGGGTCAACTGGATCGCGGCCACCATCCTGCGCAACGTCGAGCGGGATATCCTGCGCGCCCATCAGCGGGAAGCCGGTCGCCAAAGCCTGCGGAGCGAAACCGAACCTGACGAGATTGCTGCCGAAGATGGTTCAGGCGACGCGGCGATCAGCGAAGCACAACTGCTTCGCGATCTTCGGCTGCTGGTGGGTGCGGATGCAATCCTGGTGATCCGCGTCGCGGTCGAAGGCTTCAGCCAAGCCGAAGCTGGCGTCGAACTTGGCCTGTCCGAGGCGGCGGCGCGAAAACGCTACCAGCGCGCCACCCAGCGGCTGCGCGACGCCCTCCAGAAAATCCACTGACCATGATGTCCCGATCCGGACAGCGCGGTGGCTTTTCACATTCAGACGCCACCGCGCGTCTTCCTCCAACCGAAAGCCGACACGCATGAACAGCATTGCCGACCTTTCGCCCACGGACCTCAAGCGGATCCCCGGCCTCTACCGGCGCTGGGAACTGACCGAGGTCTTCGAGGCGCACCGCAACTACCAGATCGAAGACGCCGGCACCCACGCCGACGGCACGCCGCTGCTGGCGATCTTCGTCAGCGATCCGGTTCCCGACATCCCGGAGGCCACCTGATGCGCCTCTTCAATCACCTCATAACATGGAGAACTGACATGCCGGACCAACCGGACGACATCACCCGTCTTCGCAAGTCGCACTACGCCCTCGACGAACTGCCGGAAACCGTGAGTTTTCCGAAGCATCCGAGCGAGCCCCCGAGGGAGCCGCTCGTGCCGCCGCCGCTGCCCTGAAGCGGGAGAAGCCCTGATGGCCCTCCCGATCATCAGCGCCGACGAACGGCTGGCGCAGCGCAAGGGCATCAAGGGCTGCATCTTCGGCCGGTCGGGCATCGGCAAGACCAGCCTCCTGTGGACGCTGAACGCCTCGACCACCTTGTTCGTGGATATCGAAGCCGGGGATCTGGCGGTCGAGGGCTGGGTTGGCGACACGCTGCGGCCCCGCACCTGGAAGGAATTCCGCGATTTCGCGGTGTTCATCGGCGGTCCGAACCCGGCACTGCGCGAGGACCAGCCCTACAGCCAGGCCCATTTCGACGAAGTCTGCGGGTGGTTTGGCGATCCGGCGGTGGTGGACCGTTACGAGACGGTCTTCATCGACAGCATCACTGTGGCGGGGCGGCTCTGCTTTCAGTGGTGCCGGGGTCAGCCCGAGGCATTCTCGGACAAGACCGGAAAACCGGACATCCGGGGTGCCTACGGGTTGCACGGTCGCGAGATGATCGGGTGGTTGACCCACCTGCAGTATGCATGCGGCAAGCATGTCTGGTTTGTCAGAATCCTCGACGAGAAGCTGGACGACTTCAATCGCAAGGTCTTCCAGCCGCAGATCGATGGCAGCAAGACCGGCTTGGAGCTGCCGGGGATCGTCGATCAGGTGATCACCATGGCCGACATTGCCGATGCCAATGGCCAGCCCCTGCGCACCTTCGTCTGCCAGACGCTGAACCCCTGGGGTTACCCCGCCAAGGATCGTTCGGGGCGTCTGGCCATGGTCGAGGAACCCCACCTCGGGCGGCTGATGGCCAAGATCCAGAGCCCGATCCGCCCGGCACCGGAACGCCTGAGTTATCCGGCCGTCGCCCCGGCCGACCCTGCCGAATCGTCGGCAGAAATCACCCCTTCCACCAACTCGAACTGAAAGGAACCGTGCCATGTCCGGTATCTGGAACGACTTCAACTCCGCCCAATCCAACTCCAACGTCATCCCGAAGGGCACGCTGGCCAAGGTGCGCGTGACCATCCGCCCCGGCGGCTTCGATGATCCCTCGCAGGGCTGGACCGGCGGTTTCGCCAAGCGCGCCGCGACCGGTGCGGTCTATCTCGACGCCGAATACACAGTGGTCGACGGGCCCTATGCGCGCCGCAAGATCTGGTCGCTGATCGGCCTCTACAGCCCCAAGGGTCCGGATTGGGCCAACATGGGCCGCAGCCTGATCCGCGGCATCCTGAACTCGGCGCGCGGTATTTCCGACAAGGACAACTCGCCCGAAGCGCAGGCCCGCCGCCGCATCAACGGCTTCGGCGATCTGGATGGCCTGGAATTCGTGGCCCGGATCGACATCGGCCAGGACACCAACGGCGACGACAAGAACGAAGTTCGGGGCGCTGTCACCCCCGACCACCGCGACTATGCCGCCCTGATGGGGACGGCCGCCTTGCCGATCGGTACCACCGCCCCGCAGGGTTATGCCCCGCAGCAGACAGTCGCCGCCACCCGTCCCAGCCAGCCCGCTTCCGCCCCCGGCAATGCCGGGCGGCCGAGCTGGGCCCAGTAAGGGGGTATCGGTCATGCGCCTGCGCCCCCGCCAGAAAACCTTCGTCGAGCGCAGGGTGGCGGCACTCGCCTCCCGCGGCAACACGCTGGGCGTGGCACCCACTGGTGCTGGCAAGACCATCATGCTGTCGGCGGTCACCGGCGAAATGATCGGTGCCATGTCAAAGAATTCGGGGGCCAAAGCCTGTGTACTGGCCCACCGCGATGAGTTGACGGCGCAGAACCGCGCCAAGTTCCAGCGCGTTGTGCCGGGGATTTCCACCTCGGGGATCGAAGCCGCCGAAAAATCCTGGGGTGGTCAGGTCGCCTTCGCCATGGTGCCGACGCTGGCACGGACCACGAACCTGGCCGACATGCCGCGCCTTGACCTGCTGGTGATCGACGAAGCGCATCATGCGGTGGCCGACAGCTACCGCCGCATCATCGACCGGGTGCGCGACGCCAATCCCGATGCCCGCATCTTCGGGGTCACCGCCACGCCGAACCGGGGCGACAAGAAGGGTCTGCGTGAGGTTTTCGACAATGTCGCCGACCAGGTGCGTCTGGGCGAGTTGATCGCCTCCGGCCATCTGGTGCCGCCCCGCACCTTTGTCATCGACGTGGGCGTGCAGGACGAGTTGCGGTCCGTCCGCAAGACCCTGTCGGATTTCGACATGGCTGAGGTGGCGGGCATCATGGACCGCGCGCCGGTCACCGATGAGGTGATCCGCCACTGGAAGGAAAAGGCAGGCGACCGGCAGACTGTCATCTTCTGTTCCACCGTCGCCCATGCCGCACACGTCACCGAAGCCTTCCGCGCGGCGGGGATCACGGCGGCGCTGATCCATGGCGATCTGGCGTCCGACACACGCAAGGCCATCCTTGCCGATTATGCCGCCAGCAACACCCGCGTAATCGTCAACGTGGCGGTGCTTACCGAAGGCTGGGATCACCCGCCCACCTCCTGCGTCGTGCTGTTGCGCCCCAGTTCCTACAAGTCCACCATGATCCAGATGGTCGGGCGCGGCCTGCGCATCGTGGATCCGGAAGAACATCCCGGTATCGTGAAAACCGATTGTGTCGTTCTGGACTTCGGCACCTCCAGCCTGATCCACGGCACGCTGGAGCAGGATGTCGATCTCGACGGCAAGACCGAGACCGGCGATGCGCCGACCAAGACCTGCCCCGACTGTGGTGCTGAAATCCCGCTGGCCGCAATCGAATGCCCGCTCTGTGGCGAGGTCTTCCCGCGGGAGGATGAAGACGGCGGCGAAGGTGGCGGCACCACCCCGCTGTCGGGTTTCATCATGACAGAAATCGACCTGCTGAAACGGTCCAGCTTCGCATGGGTCGACCTCTTCGGCACCGATGATGCGATGATGGCGACGGGCTTCACCGCCTGGGGCGGCATCTTCTTGCTGGACGGCGTCTGGTACGCCGTGGGCGGGGCGAAGGGCGAACGCCCGCACCTGCTGGGTGTCGGCGAACGCACCGTCTGCCTCGCGCAGGCCGATGACTGGCTGAACACCCATGAGACCGACGAAAGCGCCTTCAAGACCCGCTCCTGATTGCGCCAGCCGCCGACCGAAAAGCAGCTGCAATACTTGGCCCCCGATTGCCGCCATGACTTCGGCCTGACGCGCTACCGCGCCTCGGCGCTGATGACCTTTGGTTTCAACAAGCGCGCCATCCGCCAGTTGATCGACAGCGCGGCCAGCCCCGAACGGAGGGCGGCATGACCCATGACATCTCTCGCCACCATCTCATCCGAGGACCGGCGGCGGCTCTGGCATCCGTGTGGAACGCTCTGTGCTGTCTGCCGGCAACCCAGCCATGGCTTTGGCTGGTTCGATCCGCACCGCTCGAAGCGGCCCCGGCCATCGGTGTGGTTCTGCTCGATCTCCTGCCAAGGCTTCTGGACGCGCTTGGCGCGGGAGCGTGTGGCCATGGTTGACCTGACCGATGAAGAACGCGCGGCCCTCGCCGCCACCATGAAACGCGTCGCGCTGCTGATGGACGAGATCGGCTGGTCCACCCCCTGGGCCGGTCTGACCGAGGCGCAGGTGCGTGCCCTGATCGAAGAATCCGTCGAGGGCTTCCGCGAAGCCATGTCCGACATCGCCAAAGCCAATGCGCCGGAGGTGCCGTTTTGACGCTGGATTTCAATCACCGCCCGAGCTTCGCCGACCAGGTCAATGCCGCCGTCGATCAGGCTCTGACCGCCGATCAGATGACACGCGCGCCCCGCGACTATCTTGGCGGGTCACGCCTTGGCCACGCCTGCGAGCGCGCCCT